GCCCTAAAGTTGTTGCGTTGCGTCGCATGATCAGAGCCTACCGAGGCGTCGCGAAATCAAAGATGCTCCAAGAAAACCCAGAGCTTCGCATGCGCGAGATCGAAGCGATCCAGAAAGCACGAGCCGCCAGACAATAATGAACTCCACGTATGCACCGTCACTAGTTGGCGTAACAGGGCTCCTCGGGGCCATCACCCTTGAAAGTGTTAACACCTCGATCGCTATTTGCGTCGGGGTCACCACGCTTACATATTTAATAATAAAAATAAGAAAGGAACTAAAGTAACATGGACCGCTCAGATAAACTATATGAACTCCAGGACCTACTGATCGAAGAGTTTTTACTCAGGGTCAAATCAGGAGAGGCATCTACGGCTGACCTATCGACGGTCAGGCAGTTCCTCAAGGACAACAACGTGTCCGCCGTGGTCACCGAAAGCTCACCACTACACGAACTAGTCAACGCCTTACCGTTCCACGACGATAACGTAGACCGAATTGTAGACATGGCGTCCAATGAGTAGAAACTACAAGAGCGAATACGCTAACTACCACGCTAAGCTGAGCCAAAAGAAACGCAGGGCTGGCCGCAATGCCGCACGGCGCCTCATGGCTCGCAAGCTAGGACTCAGCAAAATCAAAGGGCGCGACGTCGATCACAAAGACCGCAACCCCAGGAACAACGCTGCGTCGAACCTAAGGCTCCAAAAGAAAAGCCAAAACAGATCACGAAATGGCTGACCTACGTCAACTCAAAGACTTCAGGAACTTCCTCTACCTAGTGTGGAAACAACTTAACCTACCTGAACCAACCAGAATCCAATATGAAATCGCGGATTACATGCAGCACGGAGATAAACGAGCAGTTATCCAAGGCTTTCGAGGCGTCGGTAAAAGCTGGATATGCTCTGCTTATGTTGTCCACCAGCTGCTCCTCGATCCCTCAAAGAACATACTTGTTGTCTCTGCTTCAAAGACTCGAGCAGACGACTTCTCAACTTTTACTCTTAGGCTTATCCATGAGATGCCTATCCTTAAACACCTTATCCCCCAGGACAAACAACGATTCAGTAAAATCTCATTCGACGTCGGACCAGCCCCAGCGGCACACGCGCCATCAGTCAAGTCGCTGGGTATCACATCTCAACTGACCGGGTCTCGTGCGGACATCATTGTGGCCGATGACGTCGAGGTGCCGAATAACTCGGCGACCCAAATGATGCGAGACAAGCTCGGAGAACAAGTCAAAGAGTTCGATGCGATTATCAAGCCCAACGATGACTCAAAGGTGATATTCCTGGGGACGCCACAGTGCGAAGACACGATATACCGACAGCTAACTGAGCGTGGCTACCAGACCCGCATCTGGCCTGCACAGTATGTCACCCCTGACCAGAACATGAAGCGCTACGATGGGCACATCGCTGAGTGTTGTATTAATATTGATAATAAAGGAAAGTCAACAGAGCCACTACGGTTCTCTGATGTAGACCTCGCAGAACGCAAAGTATCCTATGGGTCTGCAGGTTACGCCCTACAGTTTATGCTCGATTCTAACCTCAGCGACGTCGAAAAGTATCCACTCAAGATCTCAGATCTGATTGTGATGTCGTTGGACGCTGAGCTTGCCCCAGAGAGACTCGTGTGGGCCAAGGACCCGGACCTAGAGTGGGACGGATCGATCCCTAATGTCGGCATGACCGGCGATAGGTTCTACAGGCCTATGAAGACCCTGGGTAAACACATAGAATACACAGGGACCGTTATGTCTATCGACCCGTCAGGACGCGGTAAAGACGAGACAGGATACGCGGTGGTCAAGATGCTAAACGGGTATCTTTATGTCACTGCGGCTGGGGGTGTCCAGGGAGGATACTCGGAGGAAACACTCAAGTTTCTCTCGATGACCGCCAAAGAACACGGGGTCAACGAGATTGTCGTAGAGTCTAACTTCGGGGACGGTATGTTTGTCGAGTTACTTAAACCTGTGTTGCGCAAGGTCCACGCCTGCACAATCGAAGAGGTGAGACACAGCACACAGAAAGAAAAACGTATAATCGATACACTGGAGCCAGTGATGACCGGGCATAAGCTGGTGGTCGATCCTAAGGTCATCCAGAACGACTACGAGACTAGCCAGGTGTATCCTAAAGACCACGCGTTAAAATACCAGTTGATCTACCAGCTAACACGTATAACACGAGATCGTGGCGCTGTGACCCATGACGACCGCTTAGACGCGCTTTCGATGGCTGTTGGCTACTGGAGTCAGCAAATGGCACAAGACGCGTCAGAACGCATCCTAGAGCGAAAGGAGGAGGATATAAAGAAAGAGCTACAGAAACACGCTGATGCTTACTTTAAGATCAGGCGTGGGGGCGCCAATATTCTCACTTGGTAATTCGTACCGCCTATATTGTAGGGCTATAGGTAAAACAATAAGCGATATTAACTAATGTAAGAACAAAAAACCAATGATTTTATATGGATGGGGGAAATACAGTATTGACAAGGGTAGAAATGTCCCCCTATAGTAACTATAGGTCAACTAAAGTCAGTAGTTAGTGATAATAATATTGAATATTACACTAAAGTTAGTCTATAGTTAGAGACTCTAAGTAAACTCTAAGTAACTATGGCTAAAGATCTGGAGAGTGTTACCGCTATACTAGGCGAACACTTTGAAAACTATGTGATCCTGGTGGCTGACTCTAAGCACAGCTGTAAGGTCGTCTTTGATAATCACTTTGCCGCCAAAGGACTCGTCAGTGTCGCAAAGAATGCTATTGACGATAGCTTTGGTTCTGGTATGAATTGCTTCGAGATCGACTTCGGTCCGCTTTCAGATGACTGACGGTTAGTCTCATAATGCTTCTTTTGCATTCGTTGTTCCATTAGGCAGGGCTCTTAGTTAACGCTGGGGGCCCTGTTCTATTTTTGGTAAAAATATCTGACACCCTATATATAACGCAGCAGTTCGCCGCATTACCCCGTGGTCGTGCGAACAGTTGACCAAGCGAACACTGTTCAAAGACTCAGCGACTTCTTTTTGTCAGCTGGGAGCGCCTACTATCACTAGGAAGGCAAGGGGGGTCCCTGGTCGATCGCTGGGAGTCGCTAGGTAGTCAGTGAGTGAGCGCGGTGACATCGTCATGGTGTGTTTTTCAGTGTGCGGGTGTTTTTACTTTTTGGGATGACTAGGGATGACTGAGGGATGACTAGAGTATGACTACAGATAACAGAGGGATGACTAGAGTATGACTACAGATAACAGAGGGATGACTAGAGTATGACTACAGATAACAGAGGGATGACTAGAGTATGACTGAGGGATAACAGTCAGCCAATCACCTGGCGCTTTCTCATCGCTCTACTTTTTTTTTCACTTTTTATTAAATAAAGTTTGACAGAAAGTCCAACAGCAACAAGTATGCACTCAATGACAGCGCGTCTGTCGTAACAAAAAAGCAAAAAAGCATTATGAATTACAAAGAGATGAAAGAGGTTGTAGCGTTATTCGATAGCCTACAAGGATTCGAGAACTACGCTTATTCTCACGAGGGGATCCGCGAAGTGAAACGCGACGAAGACGGAAAGATCAAAGAGATCACGTTTCCATGTGGTTACTTAAAGAGAACGGTAGCCAACAAGTATGCCAACAGACAAACCGCTTGGGTGTTAGGATACAATGAGAATATCCTTGGCGTTTTCCTTGTCGCTTAATTAATATTATTTATTCCAAGAGCTCTTTGTGATACAGAGGGCTCCATGGAGTCAATAATGACGCCACAACAAAAAAGCAAAAAAGCATGAACAAAAAGAAATATAAAGCAGAACAAGTTGGCCTCCTATGGATGTTAACCGGCGAAGACATAACAGGCGCGGAGATCTTCGCGAGACTGACAGACATACCGTCGAGGTTCTTTGATAGCCTAGAGATAATCCCAGACACGAAGGGAGGCGCCAAGTGAATGACACTATTGATAACGTCATGGCTGACCTTAACCGGGCAAGACGTCGACACGCTGAAGCAGCTGATCGTTTAGAATTCGAGATAACGCGAGCCATCGGATTGCTCATGGATATCCAAGGGGAACGCGATCACCTGGCGTTAACCAAGGGAGAAACGTTAGATTTCACATTGATTAACAAGAGGGCAACCAGATGAACGTTTTTATTTTAATATTAATCATTATCATGTGGTCAGCAATCGCAACCCTCATAATCAACCAATGAAAACCTTTACGAAAACTAAAGACAGCGAGATCCGCGCTAACCTTAGAACCTGGCGATCACTCGCGAGCCCTAAAGAAGTATCGGCTGGATCTACTTGGTATGACGAAGCTAACTCCATTGCGTCGAACATAGAGCGCAATACTGGCGTTAGTGTTTTTAACGCTGCGGCCGTATTGGCAGCGCTTAGTCCGTCGAACAAATGGGAACGTAATATCCTCGACGCGCAAAACCTTTGTGAGGCATGGAGCACTGGACGCTCCGCAGACTCTGTGCGCTGTTGCACCTACAATGCAAACAAGGCGAAGGCCTGGCGGATACTAGAAGGCGATCAGGGTGTCCTAGATAAGAGTCCTAAAGTGTGGGCTTTTGCCAATACTATCACTTGGCGAAACAAGGCTGCTTGTGTCGTGATTGATCGCTGGCATGCGAGAGCGTGTCTTACTAGATCAAAGAGACGCAAGGTTGTTCAAGAGAACCTGACGCTTCCTCAATACAACCGTATCGAGAGACTGACAATAGAGGAAGCAATGAAAGCAAACGAGGCACCATGCGTTTACCAGGCAATCATTTGGTGCACCATTAAAACCAGCTGGGAGAAATAATATTATGAATTATAATCTAATAGAATTGACACCTGACCAGATACGTATTGCAGCCGATGCTGTAGCGTCATGGCCTGCGAGGCGCGAGGCTTCACTTGATAGACACCTGGGAAATCTGGGAGGAAACGAGCTTGAATGTCGAGACACCTGGATTCTACCTGGACAAGGTGGATGACCAGCAATGGAAATAGTTTTCGCTGGATGCGAAGACAACGAAAGAGAGCGATTGCGTGAATTATTCAGCGACGAACAAGAGTGGGACGGAGATAATGTCCTGGACACACTCGATAGAGTGACGCATGAGCAACACCATTACGCGAAACAAGTATTCCGAGAGCTCGAAGCAATAGCGCCAGAGTATCCAGGCCTAATTGATAACAGCTGGCACGCGTCGCGTATCGCTAACAAATTGAGGGACCACGCCGACGCCATGGAAAGCTAAACAAAACAACCACAAAACAAGCCCCTTGGATTTCGTCCTTGGGGCTTTTCTTTTGGTCAGAAACCGATCACTTGAACACTGTTCAGAAGTCAGCACACCGCCCTACTATCATCAGCGTGCCCGTAAATTTCTAAGCGTTCCCGGAAAGTTCATTAACAATAAATAATATTACTAATGTGAAGTAGTAGACTAAGAGTAGACTTAGAGTCACCTTTCTGAAGAAGCTATTGTTG